AAAGGCGGGTCCCGGGCATGACCTTAAAAGGCCCGTTTTGAAGAGGTTTCACACATGGCCTATGCCACGCAGAGCGACATCACCGACCTCTACAGCGCGGACGCGCTCTACGTGGCCGATCGCGATGGCGATGGCACGGTGGAGACCGACGCGGTGACGCGCGCGCTCGAGCAGGCCAGCGACGAAATCGACAGCTACCTCGCCGTGCGCTACCGCCTGCCGCTGCCCGAAGTGCCGGGCATTCTGCGCCAGATCGCGGTGGACTTTGCGCTCTACCGGCTGGCGCTGTCGCGCGACGTGCTCTCCGACGAGCACCGCCGGCGCTACGAGGACGGCCGCGACCATCTCAAGCGGATCGCCGAGGGCCGCGCCGCGCTGCACCTGCCCTCGCTCGAGGCCGACCTTGACGGCGATGGCGAGGGCGATGGCCCGACGCCCGTCGTGCGCCATGGCCCCCCGCGCCTGTTCTCGCGCGACAAGATGCGGGATTTCTGATGGCTGTCACCCTGACCACCGAAGGCATGGAGGCCGCGCTCGAAGGGCTGCAGCGCCTGGCGGGCTTCGACGCCGCGCAGATCCTCGACGAGGTCGGTGCCATCGTCGAGGACAGCACCAAGGTGCGCATCGCCGACGAGAAGACCGCGCCGGACGGCACGCCCTGGGCCGACTGGTCGGCCGATTACGCCGCCAGCCGCCGCGCCCAGCATTCGCTGCTCGTGGCTTCGGGCAACCCGGGCCTGCTGGAAAGCATCCAGCGCTACGCCACCCCGACCGAGGTCGAGGTGGGCAGCAACATGGTCTACGCCGCGGTCCACCAGTTCGGTGCCGCCCGGGGCGCGTTTGGCAACACCTCGCGCGGCAGCCCCATCCCCTGGGGCGACATCCCAGCGCGCCCCTATCTCGGGCTTTCCGACGATGATCGCCAGGAGATCGAGACCTTCGTCTCCGACCGGCTGGGGGACCTGCTGCAATGAGCGAAGTCCGCGATGATCTCCTCGCCGCGCTGCCCGATGTCGTTGCCACGCAGGTCGCCGCGCGGATCCCCGATCTCGCCGAGTGCCGCGGCATCGCGGGGCGGTTTTCCGTGGGGGAGCTGCGCAAGCAGTCCATCCGGCATCCGGCGGTCCTGATCGCCCATCTCGGCGCGCGCCAGGAGCAGGACTGGACCGGGCCGCATCACGGCTTCCTGCTCGACATGGCCGCCTTCGTCATCACCAAGGACCGGCTCGGCCTGCCCCGCGATGCGGCGGCGGCGAATATCGGGCAGGTGCTGTTGAGCATGATCCCCGACAACAGCTGGGGCGAGAGCGCGCTGGGACAGGCGCGCGCCGTGCGCCTGCAATCGCTGGTAACACCCGAGACGCGCGACGCGGCAACGAGCCTCTGGGCCGTCACCTGGTCGCAACCGGCCGTGGTGCAGGGCTACACGACGCCCGAGCCGCTGGCGATCGAGCTCTATCTCGGCCAGGCGCCCGAGGTCGGCGCGGAACACGAGGACGACTACACCGAGATCGGAGGGACGAGCTGATGGCCGGGTTCCAGCATGCCGAGGCCGACCGCCGGGCCACCAACATCGTCCAGGTCGGCGCGGTCACCGCGATCGACACCGGCGCTAACCGTGCGCGCGTGCGCATCGGCGGGCTCGACACCCAGCCGCTGCCCGTCACGCAGCTGCGCTCCGGGACCGTCCGGTTCCAGTGGATGCCCTCGCCCGGCGAGCAGGTCGTCGTCTATGCCCCGCGGGGCGACATGGAGCGCGCCTTCATCGGCCCTTCAATCCCCATTGATGGCGGCGCGGTGGCGCCCGACGCAGCCACCCCGACCATCGACCTGGGCGGCTCGATCCTGTCGATCATCGGCGACATCAAGATCGACGGCACGGTCACGGTCACCCAGGACGTGATCGCGAACGGCATCAGCCTGGTCAACCATATCCACCCCGAGAGCATCGGCTCGGTCACCGGGAAGCCGCAGTGATGGCGGGGCTTGCAACCACTTCCCTGCGCCGGATCGACGACGCCGCGCACCTCGAGCAGTCGATCGGGGACATCCTTATGACGCCGGTGGGCAGCCGGGTCATGCGGCGTGACTATGGATCGCGCCTGGCCGAAATCGTCGATCAGCCGATGAACGGCGAAACGGTCGTCGACATCTTCCTCGCCACCGCCGAGGCACTCGCCGAGTGGGAGCCGCGCTTCCGCGCGCGCCGCGTCCAGGTGGAGCGGGCCGAGGCCGGGCGCTTCGATCTGGTGGTCGAGGGCGACGTCGCCGGCGTCACCCGGGCGGTGCGCACCGCCCTGGGAGGTGGCGCATGAGCCGCTTCGTCCAGATCGACCTGTCGGCGCTCACGCCCCCCGATGTCGTCGAGACCCTCGACTTCGAGGCGATCGTGTCCGCCATCAAGGCCGATGTCGAGGCGGCCGCGCCCGAGCTCGCCGACGTGCTGGCGCTGGAAAGCGAGCCGGTGGTCAAGCTGATCGAGGCATTCGCCTACCGCGAGCTCCTGTTGCGCCAGCGGGTCAACGACGCGGCCGAAGCCGTGATGCTCGCGCGCGCCGCGGGCGCGGACCTCGACAACCTCGCCGCACTCTTCGGCGTCGAGCGGCTCACGATCTCGCCGGGCGACCCGGATGCGGTGCCGCCCATAGAGCCGGTGATGGAGACCGACGACGCGCTGCGCCAGCGGGTGCAGCTGTCGCTCGAGGCACAAAGCGTGGCCGGCCCCGAGGGTGCCTACCTCTTCCATGCCCGGGCTGCCGACGAGCGCGTGCGCGATGCCAGCGTGATCTCGCCCGGGGCCGGCGAGGTTCTGGTCACGGTGCTCGCCTCTTACGGCGACGGCACCGCGCCGCAGGACCTGGTGGACGCGGTCGAGGCGGCCGTCAGCGCCGAGGATGTGCGCCCGCTCACCGATCACGTCACGGTGTCGAGCGCCGCGGTGGTCGATTATGCAATCGAGGCCGAGCTCACGCTCTATCATGGCCCCGATGCCGACGTGGTCGCCGACGCGGCGCGCGCCAGCGCCGAGGCGTTCGCGACCCGTCATCACCGGATCGGCCACGACATCACGCGCTCGGGCCTCTTTGCTGCGCTGCACGTCGAGGGGGTTCAGCGCGTGGAGCTGATCCAACCCGCGGCCGACATCGTGGTCGACGACACGCAGGCCGCCCATTGCAGCTCGATTTCCGTGAGCGTGGGAGGGCGCGATGTCTGAGTTCGCTTCTCTCCTGCCGCCGAATGCCACCGACGCCGAGCGCGGCGTCGAGCGCGCCGGGCTTCGCCTCGACGAGATGGCGGTGCCGGTGCATCACCTGTGGAACCCCGACACCTGCCCGGCCGCGCATCTGCCCTGGCTCGCCTGGGCGCTCTCGGTCGACAACTGGGAGACCGACTGGCCGGAGGCGGTCAAGCGCCAGACCCTGCGTCGGTCGGTCGCCGTGCACCGCCGCAAGGGCACGCCGGCGGCCCTGCGCGATGCGCTGGGTGCCACCGGCTTTGCCGAGGTCGAGATCGACGAGGGCCTGCCGGTCGCGCGCTACGACGCCACCGAGACCCATGCCGGGGCCGAGACCTATGGCGGCGGTACCCGCTGGGCCATGTTCACGCTGACCCTGGACCTGGGCGAGTGGCGCGGGCTGAGCGACGAGGGCGTGGCCCGGGTCATCGACGCGGTCGGCCGGGTCAAGCCGGTGCGATCGCACCTGGCCGATCTTGCCTTCCGAGTGGGGGTCGCCGACACGGCCGAGCTGTCGGAGAATGCCGAGACCGAGGTCGCGCACACCGCGTCCGACGTCCTGCCCGGGGGGCGGCGGTACGACGGCACGACAGAGCACGACGACGCGGTGCGGCTGGCGCATGACGGGACGCAGGATCACGCTGGGGCCGTGGCCTATGCCGGCTGGACCGACATCGAGGGGCGTCATGATGCCGTGCGGTCGCGGGGTCGGATCGAGATCGACCTCGGCCAGTCCGACCGGATGGAGATCGCGCCCAGCCATGACGGCCGGTTCCGGCACTCGGGGATCACGCATGGCGCGGGTCAGCCGCCGGCGGCCGACACGGCGATGCCGATCATGCTCACGCGCCACCGGCTGCATGACGGCCGGCACCGGCATGCGGGCGCGGTCCATGATGGCGCGCTGAACTTCGACGCAAGCCAGCCCTACTGGGCGGGCATCTATCACAGCGGGGCAGAGACCACCGCGATGACGGCAATGTGAGGGGCACGATGCAGGCAACCGACAGGCTGACAGTGAGGGGCGCACTCGACATCACCGTGCGCAGGCAGGGAGTGATCATCGAGCGGATCGCCATGCCCAACATGATCCTCGAGGCCGCCCGCACGGCAATGGCGGCCCTGATCGCGGGCGACGGCGCGGGCAAGCACATCGCCGAGATCGGCGTGGGCACGAACGGCGACGGCCCGGCGCCCGGCGATACCGGGCTGACCGGCGCCTTCACCAAGCCGGTGAGCGGCTTTGCCTACCCGGCCGCCGGCGAGGTGCGCTTCGACTGGCGCCTCGAGACGACCGAGGCCAACGGGCTATCGATCCGCGAGTTCGGGCTGATCACGGCCGACGGGACGCTGTTCGCGCGCAAGACCCGCGCGGCGATCGAGAAGGCCGACGACATCAGCCTCGACGG